CCACCAGGTGTTGTGATGCCTGATGCCAAGGAAATGTTCATATCAATCAAACCATACCTAAACAAGATAAATAACATACACTATCAAGAGGTTGGTCTATGGTCATCACAACTTGGTTTGGCTGGTCGTGTAGACTGTATTGGTGAATATGAAGGTAGGTTAACAGTCATTGATTTCAAGACTTCAAGTAAGGCCAAAGGCAGAGAATCAATCTTGGATTACTTTTGGCAATGTACTGCATATGCACTGATGTATGAGGAATTAATCGGTCAACCTATTGATGATGTGGTAATTATCATGGCGGTGAAAGATTCGGCACCACTGATTTTCAAAGAAAAAACACAGGATCACATTGAAGGACTTGTAAAAGCTATTGATTATTACCACAAAAACAGCTGATAGAATAAATAATAAAAACAAGGAAAGTAAATGACGGCACCAACAGGACAAATATCACTATTAGACATTCAAACTGAATTTGGTGGTTCATCACCAATCAGTTTAAGTGAGTATTATGCTCTTGCTGGATATGTGCCAGGAGGACAAAATGTACCAGCCAGTGGCGTAATTTCATTTAATGATTTGCGTGGAAAAACCAAAGTTGTTGATCTAACAGCGGCTGCATCAACAACATTATATAATGTAAATGTGCGGGATGCTTTAATTGCAGCTGGTTGGGATAAAAATGCTCCCGCAATCTATAGAATTCCATCAACAACAAAAATATTTTCGAAACGTACAGATACAGCTGCACTTTTAGTATTTGATGGTTTTCCTGGTGGATTAACAATAGTTAACAATGGTAAAATTCTTGGTAAAGGTGGCCAGGGTGGATACAATTATGGTGGTTTTAGTGCTGGTGGTGGACCAGGTGAAGCTGGCGGAGCTGCAATTGATGTTAGAACACCTTGTACTATCAATAATTTAGGAACAATTGGTGGTGGAGGTGGCGGCGGTGGTGCAGCGGGAAGTCCTTCGAACCAAGCATCATATTGGGTACAATCTGCCGGCGGAGGTGGTGGTGCCGGCGGTGATAATGGTGCTGCTGGTACATCAGGTCACTGGGCGTTACCAACAGCCGGCAATGAAGTCACCGGCGGTAATGGCGGTGTGGGTTACGCTAGTGTGGTGGGTGGCAAAGGTGGAAATTTAGGAGAAAATGGCGCAGCTGGCGGCACCGGTACGAATGGCGGCGCTGGCGGCGGACCAGGTGGACGTTCTGGCCGAGCAGTTGTTGGTTCACAAAACGTAACTTGGACTGCATACGGAACACTAAAAGGTGGTATTAGAGAATCTACTTGGGTTACACTAGGTGGGTTGATACCTGATGATGGTCATCCGGCACCTACAAATGCGGAATGGAGTACTTGGGGTCCATTAGGTTATGGATCTAATTCTAATTATTTGTATGCGTTTATATACAGTAGAACAGTATGGGGTGATTATCCTGCTGCGGATTTTGCCGATAATGATTACTACGGACCATTGGCATTAAATACGGCTAACAGTCAAACTTTTGACTGGAAATTATTTGGCAAAACTATAAAAATGAATTCTACGTATAGTGATAGTGGTTTATTTGTGTCAACAAACTCCTACGTGGGTGTTCATCAAGGAGTATATGATATATCTAAATCCGCCGAATGGTGTGTAGAAGGTTGGTTTTATCCAATAGAAACTGGTTGGTATGTGACTAATGGATACGCAGCTGGCCAGACATTGATAAATTTAAGTAATAATTCGGTAAATGCTGGTCTACATGTATGGAGAAATATAAATGGAAATTTAGTTGTAGATGATGGACAAACTGGACGAGCAGCATTTACCGGCGGAAGTAATAAAAAAATTGTAGCTGGTCAATGGACTCATGTATGTATTGAAAGGCAAGGCACTGATGTATATGCATATTTGGATGGTGTATATGTGGGTAAACATGTAAATATGAATGCCTATCCGGATCATATTAATTCTTATAAGATAGGTTGTCTCACTCAGCAATACACCTGGCATTTTTATGGATATGCTTCAAATGTTCGTGTGAGTAAAGTGGCAAGATACAATTATGGTGCATCCAATTTCACACCACGCACCACACCATTTACAGTAAGTAGTTCAGATACTAATACGGTTTTATTGGCTTGTACAACCAGCAACGTGACATATGATGCAAGTAATTATAGAGTGACTGCTAGGGCTACAGGTAGTGGAGTTGGAAATGCAGGTGGTTATTCTAGGGATAATGTTATTCCTGGTTCATCCGCACCATCAGCTTCCAATGCACGATATCCTTTTTCGGGCGGAGGATGGAGCACTTACTTTCCGGGTCCAGGTGCGGCTTATCCATATAACGCAACTACCGGAAAGTACACTGGTTATGGAATTTTAGATTTTCCTGGTAAACTTGATGGTTCAGTAATGTCTTCAACAAATTTGACTAGATATACTCCTTACATAGATAGAATTGTAGTATGTGGTTCAGACTTAAAAAGTGGTCACTATACAATGCAAGCTGGATGTTCACCATATTATAATTCTACCGCAGCTTATACAAGTATTTCATATAATGGTGTCAGCACGGCACAAACACCTTCAACCGGTTGGGGTACAATTAGAGTACAATGGCAAATGCAATTCTATGATCCTGCTTTATTCGGTGGAAAAATGGTAGTAGGAATTAGTACTGCTCCAATAGGTTCAACTGGACCTTTTGGTTCTGCGTTGACAGCCTGGACAAGACCAGGTGTCTCGTATATAGCTTCTGCTGATGGATCAGAATACTTAGATTTTAGTAACATAATAAATGGGCCAGGACAATCCGTAGTTTTAATAGGTGATTCTGAAGGTAGAAATTGGCAAGCATATAAAGGTGCTATGAAATGGTCTAATGTTACCAATAAAGCATTTTCAGTAGAACCTTCATTATTAAATTACGATAAAACATAATTTGCAAAAAATACCTAAAACAGGTTGACATAGATAGATAATTATTGTATAATTGAAGTTATGGTTGTATGAAGCAACTAGAAAAGTGTTCTGGACGGGGGTGCGAATCCCCCCACCTCCACCAAAAGCATATTAAGTGAAGCACATCTTTTAAACCAAGCGGGTTTGAGTCCCGAGGCTTAATATGTTTCTGATGGGGGTGACCTAGATTCGACAGGGCAACAAGTACAGAAGTGGACAGCTCATCAGAGAAGATGTTAAAACTAAATCAAAGTAACCGCAAACGACTCACGTTTCGCATTGGCTGCCTAAACGCAGACTAGGGTTTCGGTTGGTTTCCTCGTAACAGAATAACCAACCATTTTTTTAACTAAGGAGTTTTAATGAAGAAAATCGCAATCGCAAGTTTAATTGCTGTCGCCGCAGCTGCACAAGCCGGTGGTTTTGTTTCGTATGGTGTTGACCAAGTTACTGACCGTGTAAGCAACCAACAAAGTATCGCACAATATGTACGTGCTGGTACCTCATTGGGTGGTTTCAATCTTGGATTACAAAATCGTAATGCACGTACCAATGACAACCAATCTATGTTCAATAGTTTGGAACTTACCGCAGGTAAGACAGTTTTCGGTATCAGCCCATTCGTTGGTGTTGGTTTCGATAATGGTGGTGCTGGTGCAAAGCCATATGAATATGGTCTAGTTGGCGCAAACGCTGGTGTTAAGGTTGGTCCTGGTTATGCCATGGCTGGTGCCAAGACCCGTGTAAATTGGGATAGCGCAAATCCAAAACAATCCGTAGTATTTGTTAGCTACGACATGCCAGTCATCAGCAAAGTATCTGTTGGTTTGGGTGTTAGCCAAAGCTACCAAGACATTCAGGATCGTGCAGTAGGACTTACAGTATCCGTAGGCTTCTAAATAGATAGTGGGTTATGGGTTCCCAATAAAAACCCCACACACTTTACACACAGGAGAAAACCATGTCAATGACACCCTTTGAAATACGTCTTGAGCTTTTAAAAATGGCAAGAGATATGTTGTATGATGAATATAATGCTCAACGTGACCGCATTCAATCTGAATGGCACGTACAATGTGAAAGCGCAAAAGCCAAAGGTGAAACACCACCTTTACATCCGGCTTTACCACAAACTCCCTCAGAGACAGAAATTATCAGCAAGGCTCAAACCTTGAATGGTTTCGTGTCTAACATTCCTATGGAACTTCCAAAAGTTACCAAGAAATCGTCTTGAGGGTTGGGGTCTAACCCCAAACACACACAAGGAGAACAAATGAAGTTGTCAAAAACTTTATTGATTGTATTTACCTCGTTATGTATACCCATTTCTGCCAAGCAATATGAACCTTCAGTTAAGGAACAAGTTGGTGCAGATATTAATAAACAGGTTCTTTGTATTGCTAAAAACATTTACTACGAAGCAGCAAAAGAATCACATGAAGGAAAATTGGCCGTTGCACAGGTCACAATCAATCGTGCAAACAGCAAGAGATATCCATCCGATTTTTGCGGTGTTGTTTACCAGAAAACTGGTTCAACCTGCCAATTCTCATGGACTTGCGAGAATGTTAATCCAGTTAAGGATTCATATGCATGGGAAGAATGCCTGTACATTGCTAAAAGGGCATTAACAGAATCAGTATTGCACAGAGAGCTTGCCAAAACCAAGGCAATGTTCTACCATGCAGTCTATGTTAACCCCGGTTGGACCAATATCAGAGTTGTGAAGAAGATTGGCAACCACATTTTTTATACCAAAGGATAATCGTGCCTACGAAAACAGAAATTAATGATTTTAGTGAAATGATTTCCAAGTTGTCATACATCTTGGGAAGCACACATATGGATGCTATCATTCACCATTGTGAACAGACAGGTATGGAGGTTGATGTTGCATCATTATTGGTCTCCAATGCTTTGAAGGCCAAGATTCGTGAAGAAGCCCAAGAATTAAACCTATTGAAAAGAAGTGCCTCTTTGCCGTTATGATTTTCTCGCTTGAAGAAGGTTCTGGATTCTCGGCCTTTGCTTTATATAATGCCATCAAACTTCATTTTATTACTGATAGCTACGATTATTTTAAGTATCACGGTAAGACCAACGTTACCAGAGATAACTTTGCCATCAGGAAAGATAAGTATACTTTCTATAAGTTATCCCGTAAATACAAACTGGAAGACTTAAAGAACTTTTATGTGGCTAACTTTCTTGTTACCGAATCCAACTGGATTGGTGAGATTGCCAATCTGGAAGGTGAAGAAACATATAAGCAATGGCAAAAAAGAAATCAGAGCTTGACTTATAGATTCGAACAAGATATAATAGGTCTTCTTAACGCAACACAAACACCAAATGAAATGTTGGTGGTAGAAGATGGTCAGTATCCGTTACTCTTAAAAGAGTTGACTTACAGTACCATAAATTTTGAAACGGTGTGTATATTAAATCACATTATGAATTTCTTACCTATGTGGTCCAAAAAAATATCAGATGATGTTGTTTGGCCTTCATGGAAAAGAAGAATTGAAAAGTACACACCGTTCATTGATTTTGACAAAGATAAATTGAAATCTGTTTTGAAAGAAAGTTTGAAAGAACATGCATAAGCCTAAAATTTCTTGCATCTACCTGGACATGGATGGTGTAATATGCGACTTTGTTGGCCGCTACAAAAAACTATTCAATGTCAATCCAGACCAAACTCGGAACAAAAAAGAATTTGGTAATCTGTTCAATCAGTTTATTCAAGGTCAAAACTTTGCAACACTTGAAATGATGCGGCACGCCGGTGAATTGCTGGAGTTTCTACGAAATGCACCAGTACCGACAGAGATACTTTCATCGACTGCTCGTGCAGATTCACATGATAGTATTTCAAAACAAAAAGAGATTTGGTTGAACTCCCACGGAATTACATTCAAACGTAATTTTGTACCGGGTAAACAACTAAAGAAAGAATATGCCAAAGAGGACACCCTCATCATTGATGATACCGAAAGTGTCATTACTGATTGGCGTATAGCAGGTGGTCATGCAATCTGGCATAGGGATGTGCCTAACACCTTGGCAATGTTGAAACTTTACTTTTGACAACGCCTAAATAATGTTATATAATGCATCATGTGGATAATCCGTTTATACACTATACTCCGTTAATACGAAAGGTAAATTATGGTAGATTTCTCTAAACTTAAAAAATCGTCTGGTAATTTGGACAAGCTAACCAAGGCGATTGAACAACTCAATGCATCAACTGAAGGTGCATCTGACAAAGAAAACTTCTGGCGACCAGAGGTTGACAAAGCAGGCAACGGCATGGCAACTATCCGTTTTCTTCCTGCATCTCCACAAGACGGTGATGATGGCCTTCCATGGGTCAAAATCTTCTCACATGGCTTTCAAGGTCCTGGTGGTTGGCTTATTGACAACTGCTTGACAACCAAGAATCAGCAATGTCCCGTGTGTGAACACAATAATCGTTTGTGGAATTCTGGTGTAGAAGCCAACAAAGAGATTGTACGCAAACAAAAGCGTAAACTCAATTACATTGCTAACGTGTACATCGTAAGTGATCCAAAGCATCCTGAGAACGAAGGGCAAGTTAAATTGTTCAAGTT